GTATTGAAGTATATAAAATTATATACAGATTGTAGCGATTTTACATTAAAGCGAATCAGGGTCTTACTTGAAAAATTACCAAAGCAAGAGGTAGTTGAAAAGATAGTCCAAGAAACGAAGGTGATGTATATTCAAAAAAAGACTTATAAAGAATATAAAGACATCGGTAAATGGGCTGATAAATATTTCCTTGATAATGATGTTACATTCAAACAGGTCTCAGCGAATAATCGAGAGCCTAAAACATTAAAAGTGAGGAATACATTTTGTATTGAAGCATACAAAAATGGATATTCATACAAAGCAATAGGAAAGTATTTAGGAATGTCTCATTCTACAATCATTCATTGTGTTAATAAAATCAAAACGAAATGAGGATTATATATTTTTTATATTTTGTAATATTTAGTATACCTTTATTTTTATTGACATCAATAATTATTGAAACAATTTTTTTAATCAAAACAATTTTAAGAAATGAAAAAGCCAATTAATCAAATGACAGAAGTATTGTATTCATTGCTCAAAGGCGAATTGGGTACATTAGACATTGTTAAATTAGGGGTTTGTAATCCGACATCTGTAATTACTTTGCTCCGAAGAAATGGGGTTGATATTCATTGTGAATCGATACCACATAAAAATAAATTCGGTAGAAAAGTTAAATACGGAAGATTCAAAGTCATCAGCAAGACAAAGGCAAAGGCTATTTATAACAATTTAATTAAAGCAAACTAAAATGATTAAAGAAGGATTTTTTAAAGAGGAGACATTAACCCCTGCTGCGAAGTTATTTTATCTTTGGTTACAATTGCAGAATGAAGAAGTATTAAGTAAAGGAAATGCTTTTTTTGCACTTGAATTCAATGTGACTACGATGACAATAAACAATTGGATTTTCTCTTTGGAGAAAGCGAATTACATTGAAATTCAATACTACAAGAGAAACAGAAAATTAATCTGTAAGCATTAACAACTTAAACAAATCTAAACTAACAAAGCGCCTTAAATGGTGCTTTGTTATTTAAGTGTAATACTATGAAAAAGAATACATATTATTTCAGTCACGATTACAATGCTGCGAATGATGTAAAGATATTATTTCTCAGACAAAAATATGGAATAAAGGGTTATGGTATTTATTGGTTCATTATTGAATCACTTGCTCAAAGCGGAGGACAATTACCCTTAAATATAATTCCTGTCCTATCAATGCAGATGCAAGTTGAATCCTCTATTGTAGAGGATATTATATTGAATTTCGGATTATTCGTTTCACGTGAAACAATCTTTGTATCTGAAAGATTGCTCAATCATTTAGACCTGAGAAATAAATTAATCGAGAAAGGTAAGCAAGGAGCCGCTATTAGGTGGGGTAATAGGGGTGCTATTAGCAACCCCAATGGAAAAGAAATAAAAGAAAAAGAAAATGATTCTTTAACAAGAATTGTTATTCGATAGGATTTAATTCTGAATACATTCTGCCTTCTTTTTTTGATTTATTAAACTCAGATATTATCTGAATTTATACCTTCTTAATTGGCTTTAAAATGGCTTTAACGAGTATCATTATATTCGTTATTGATTAAATAATATTTTTAATTTAAAATATAATTATAATGAGAGAATTAATTGTACCACCAAATGATAATGAACTTGAAAGAAATATTTTAGGAGTATTGATATTATCTCCTACAATTTTGCCTGATGTAATAAATAAATTAAGTGATGACTTCTTTTACAATCTGAATAATCAATTAATTTATAAAACGATTGTTAATCTTTATGATAAAAGAATTGCTGTTGATTATATGACAATCGTAAATGAATTAAAGCAATCTAATAAATTGGAGCAAGTTGGGGGTGCTTATGAGATTGTTAAATTGACAAATGATATTGTGAGCAATTCTCACATTCAAGATTGGGTTTCAATCTTACAGCATTACTATTTACAAAGACAGGGTATTGAAATAGGACAGACATTGATTAATAAATCCTATACAACAATTGATATTCAAAGCATTTTAAATTCAGCGAGTAGCGAAATTTTAAACGCGCAGCAAAAGGTTTTTAAATCGACTGAATTAAATATGAATTACTATTTAATGGAATTAAATAAACAACGATGCAGCGTAAAAGAAAATGGTCAAATAGGAATTGATACAGGATGGATGACATTGAATCAAGTTATTAGTGGGTGGGTCAATCCTGATTTGATTATACTTGCTGCTCGACCTGCTCAGGGGAAAACTGCATTTATGTTAAATACAATTCTTAATGTATTGCAACAAGATAAAGCAGTTGGAGTATTCAGTTTGGAAATGAGCGGTACACAATTGGTAAATCGATTGCTCAGTTTAGTGAGCAAGATTCCTCATAGCAATCTGAGACATAATACTATTACAGAATTTCAAGGCAAGATGTTGGGTCAAGCAGAAAATAAAATGATTGATTTCCCTTTATTCATTGACGATTCTCCTAATTTAAATATTCGAGATTTAAGAAGCAAAGCAACTATAATGAAAAGAAAATACAATATTCAATTACTATGTATTGATTATTTACAATTGATGAGTGGAAATGATAAAAAAGGAAACAGAGAAAGCGAGATTGCAGAAATAAGCAGAGGATGTAAAATAATAGCAAAGGAATTAGATATACCTGTAATTGCTCTCAGCCAATTGAGTAGAGCAGTAGAGAGCAGACCTGATAAAATGCCTCAACTATCTGACCTCAGGGAAAGCGGAGGAATAGAACAAGACGCGGATTCTGTTATCTTCCTTATGAGACCTGAAACTTATAATATACGTGAAGTAGAAATATCAGGTAATAGTATTTCAAGTGATGGGTTATGCATTGTAAAAGTGGCTAAGAATAGACACGGCTCATTAAAAAATATTCCATTTAATTTTATAGGAGAAAGAATGGAGTTCCAAGAATATCAAACCCCTTTTTAAAATGGGGTGACCCCACAACATACCCCATTGATAAAAATAATTTTGTGTTTAATATTTGAAAATAAAATATTTTGCTAAATAAATAATTAATATTTAGTTTTGATGAATGCTTGAAAAAGATATTCAATTACTCGTCTGCGAATATATCAGGGAAAAATATCCTTCTGTGATATTCAGAAGTGATTTCAGTAGCGGTATGCGAATGTCTATTGGAATGGCGAGGAGACATAAAGCATTGCAGAGTTCAAGAGCCTTTCCTGATTTATTTATTATTGAGCCGCGTCACGGATTTTATGGAATGTTTATTGAATTGAAAAGAGTAGATAACAAGATATACAAATTGGATGGGACTTTGAGAAAGGATAAACATTTGGAAGAACAAATGCTGATGCTTGAACGATTACAAGAAAAAGGATTCCATACTACATTTGGTGAGGGTTACAAAGATACCATTCAAAAAATTGACAAATATCTTGGAAGCGATTAATTGGTTATACGATGAGGAGTTTGAATTAGTTTTCAAGAATATAGGCAGAGACCTTTGGGAAGATTTGCGACAGGAAGTTGCGCTAATTGTTTTAGAATACGACAAAGAGAAATTGGAGCAATTAGTAGGGAAGACGAAACAAGTTTTTAAATTTTGGGTTGTGAGAGTTTGCTGTAATCAAATTCATAGCAAATACGGAAAGATGTGGAGATTGTATAATCAAATAATACCTGTTGAGGATATTACGAAGTATATTATTGAAGAAGAAAAGATTGATAATAGTCAAAGAACAATTGATATAATATACAATAAGATTCAGGAATTGTATTGGTATGATAAGGAGATACTTAAAATGTATATTGAATTAGGAAGTGTTAGAAAGGTATCTGCTCAGACAGGAATTCCACATACATCTATATTCATAACAATAAAAAATATCAGGAAATGTATAAAGAAGTCATTGTAATTATTGGCTCAGTCTTTTTACCAATAATATATATTTACATCATAAAATTTCCTACCTTGTTTGAAAGATATACAAAATTAAAAATGGTCAAGCCATTCAATTGCGGTTTCTGTTTATCGTTTTGGATTTCATTAATTAGTTTAAGTTTAAAAACAAACTTTGTTGATTCTATATTTATTAGTAGTATTGTACCTTTCATATATCTGTATGTTGAGGATTCATTAACAAATAAAT